CAAAAGGTTGTAACGTATTATTAGTAATAGTTACCTGACTTTCTACTGATAAGAATTTTTCGTTGTAAATATCACTTCTACTCTTTGCCAGTTTAATCTTAGTATTATCAATTCTCTTTACATAATACAATCCATCTGGGAAATTAGCACCAAGAGATGTTCCTTTTACGGTTCTTGTTTCTATAGTTCCAGAATCATTTACAAAAGTTTCTTCCTTAACTTCTGCTTTGTAATAAACTGCATCACCTGAGAAGAAATTATGTTTGCTGAGAGGAGTAATATCCAACTCCTCTCCAAGGAAAGTTCCTGAGAAAGTGATTGTTCTATCACTGGTGTTCAGTGATGCATTAAAGTATGATGGAATAGATGATGATGCTACAAGCATATTATCATCATTATCATATATTCCTTGAATATTTGCAGTGTATGATGCTGCTACGGGGAAATTTGAAGAATTGCCCTTCAATAAATTTCTATTAATCGTATAAGAATCATTAACGTCTAATGCTCCAGATCCTTTTATTGAAATAGAGACTTCTGAAAGGATAGCATATACGACACCAGTTTTTACTACACCAGAAGAATTAACTACTGTAATAGTGTCATTGACATGAAAATAATGAGGTTGATTGAATATAATATCATAACTGTTATCCGAGGCATCAACCAATGTTGTTGATTTTACTGAATGAGATGATGCATAGTTATAGAACCAATTCTTAAAAATGGACTTAGACTTATCTCTACCCAGAGTTCTTATTCTTGCAGTATCATTGTCTCTAAAGTTCTTTGTATTGCCTGGGAATTCTAAGTTACTAAGAACAGAGTTGATTCTTACTGTGATGATTTCATTCTGATCTAAGAAAGATCTACCATATGCAAAAGTATTGATTCCAACATCTTCACCATCAGCAATTGTCCCAGTTACATTAGAACAACCAAAGAATTCTGTTAGTGTTTTAGATGTGTAAGAAACGACTCCAAGAGTGGTATCACTATAAGTAACTGCTAATTCACCCGTTGTTCCAAAACCAACGGTAGAATCTACATTAAGAATAGTGGCACCAGAACTAACCTGACCAATTACTTTAGTTTTAGGATGAACAGAGAAAGATCCACGAATAGCACCTTCAACCTCCACGTCTCTATCATATCCACCATCGAGACTTAATTTATAAAAACTCTTTGCAGTTCCAACTTGAAGTTTCTCTACATCTGTGATTGGAGCATATGCTTTTGCAATACCAGCGGGTAAATATGGTTCTTGATTAAGAGTTGCTTGATCAAGATTTAACGGATCTCCAGTTACAGCTTCGACAACCAGGTCATTAGTAATTCTATAATCCGAGTTTGATGGAGTAAAAAGAAAGTCTCTTGGTTTTACAACAGTTACTCTTTCATTATATAAAGCACGGAACAAAATCTCAAAAGATCTGTCAGTTCCTCTACTTAAATAAAAATCCTTTGACTGCTTAATGAAGAGATTTTGATTCAAATCTTCATCAAGAGTTCTTTCCTCAAGAAGAGGTAAAAATTGTTTTTTTGTTTTTGCTAAAAATTCTTTTAAAAATAAATTACTAAGATTCTTTATAGAGTCACCAGACTTATGCTCTGTGGTTGTAGACTCTGTGAATACTAAGTTTTCTGGATTTGATTCTTCTCTGTATGAAGTAATGCCAACAAAACCTCTAATACATCCTTCAAACTCAGAATTAGTCTTTGAGGTGTATGTAATAATTTCATCATTGATCTGAATCAATCCATAAGAATCTGGAAATCCTTTTGTTCCAGTTGGACTCGATCCTAAATCTACAGATATTGTGGTATCTGTAAATGATATATCTGATAATAATGTAACAGAATCTGAAAGGTTAGTTGTCTCATCAAGTTTGATATAACGGTCAATATTCTGAATCAAATCAACAGGAGCACCCTGAAATTCTTGTGCTTGATAATATTGCTTTAAAAATTCAGAAATAAGAGGAAACTCCTCCCTAACATAAGAAGGGAGTTGATTTTGAACAACGTTATTAAACTGAACTCTTTTTTCTGTCATTTTATGATACTATTAGTAACCGTATGAACCACCACCACCGGAAGGTGTGGAAGGTGTAGAAGGTGTGGAAGGTGTAGATGTGCCTCTAGAAATAGTGGCAAGTGGTGTAGAACTGCTAGTAGTTCCTGTGCTGCCTGTGGTGCCTGTTGTTCCTGTAGCAGTGGTTGTAGATGTTGCTGCGGGTGTTGCAGGAACACTACCTCTACCACCAGGTCTTACCAAAATTCCATTTGCATAACTTGAAGTTACAACGTAATTTGATGCTGAGGGATCCAATCCAGATGCAATTTCATCAACAACAGTTTCAAAGTTACTATTTGCAATATCTAACTGCAAGTAAAGATCTTGTAATCCGATTACATCATTTGAAACTGGACATCCGGACATCTCAATAATTGTTTGACCATCTTTAGTTTTACCCGATAAAACATTTATCGGATTCAAAATAAGAACTCCTTGTTTGTAGTTGATTGTTCCAACATTTCTTCTCACAATTGTAGGATCTGTTGAATTAATCGATGGTACTGAGAACAAGAACAATTCTCCGGTTTCTCTATCAGTGTTTGGAAGATCTGAGATATAAACATCAGTATTAATACCATCAACTCTAAAAGCACTGGTTTTAATATTGTAACCACTCATACTCTTAATATAGAAAGCATTACCAAAACCAATAGCATATTCGACCAAAGCATTCAATGTTACTCTTAAATCACGTCTCATCTGAATAGTTGTAATATTCGATGTGATTGAATCATGACTATCATCAATTACTTTGAGGAATTTGCTATATTTGAATCTTGCCCCATACTTATTTAACTCAGTTGATTCAGAGTACTTTGCGACATTATTCTGAACTAAAGTAGAAGTATATTCTGAAGAGGGTGTTAAATTTGTGTTATAATAAACCTTTGAATTGGTCTCAATATACAGATATTTGAGATCAAGGATTTCGGGAACAATTCCTGCAACTGAATATTTCTTCAAATTGAGTTTGATGTTCTCTTTAATCAAGTTTGGCAGATAATCACCAAATTTTGGTTTGATACTAATGAATACTTTTCCATATTGAGGTGGAACTAACTCTTCTCCACCAAAAACAGAGATAGATTCGGTTTCTGGGTAAATCTTTGATGGAATTAAAGTCTCATAGTCGTTTGCGGTTAAAGCTCTGTTCTGAGTAGCATAGATCCTTGGTGCAAACTTTTTAATTGATTCTACAGTTTCAATATTTTCACCACCTGAAGAAGAAACCCCTGGAGTGACAAGAGAAACTCCAGAAGTTACATTATATTCAACACCATTTCTAGTATATGTTAATTTTCCAGCAAAATTGAACTGATTGATGCCATTTGCAGCATCACCATTACTAACAATGTAATTTGCAGTGATATAGTTGCCTTCAGTTAAAGCAAGACCAAAAACACCGTCTCCAAAAATGATCTCATATCGTTCATCTTCGATTTCTTGAAGATAATAGACTTTAGACTCTGGATTAATTTCAAAAAGACTATCTTGAAGACTATATTTTGCTGCTGCAGTTGAAAATTCGTTTTGTTTGACAGAAACACGAATTAAGTCGGTGTCAATACCAGCATTTGGTAAAATAAACTTCTGATTCAGGTTTGAAGTGGAATATGAGAAATTAGACTCTAATAAAACACCTTCATAAACCACCAAATCGTCAAAAGATGCAATTCCATCAAAAACAGGAATTGTAGTATCCTCTAATATTGAAAATACAAAGGATTGATTTGCAAATGATCCAGCAGAAGCAGCAACAACACCTTTTTTCAGAGTAATCGTTGATGGTGTTGGTGTAATTGCACTTGTATCAACAAAAAAGCTAATTGTTGCTCTTGCTGCCTTTCTTGACTTAGGAATATAACCAATATTTCTTGCAAGTGCGACAACATTCTCTCTCAGAGTCGCACTATCGATGAAAACCTCATTCGCAACCATGTTTGCGTTGTATGAGGTGATGTATGTGTTGTATGCCAGAACATCAATAATCGTTGAAAGGTTTGACCCTTCAAAATCATAGTCAGTAAAATTAGAATTAGATCTAATATACTCTTTTAGTGATGTTTTAACCTGGTTGAAGTCCAGATTAGAGAAATTGACTAATGCCATTTTACCTTGTTGGTTGCAACACGAATTCTAATTGTTGTGCAGGAACATCCGCACCAATAATGTCATATGTAATCGTTACATCAAATTCATTGTTCTCAAAATTAGGGATAGTCCGAACAGATCTTAAATTAACCCTAGGTTCATTGTTTCTAATCGATCTTTCAATCTCATCCCTGATTGTTGCCGCAGTAAGATCGTCAATATTGTCAAATAACGACTTGGAAATTCTAGATCCAAAATTTTCATCAAAAAATTTCTCTCCAGGGAGGGTAAAAACAATATTTCTTATGGATCTAGCAATCGCATTTTCGTTTTTAAGTACGATTAAGTCATCATTCAAAGGATTTACCTTAAATGACATGCTAATATCCTTAAAACCTTGACTTACCCTCTCTAAAGGCACAATTATACGGCAAATATAAGTTATTTATCACTCAAAAAGTGGTTCTGGATCACTGTCAGTCTCGAAAATTTCAGTTTCTTTTAATTTATCGCTCTTTTTTGGAGTCAACTTGTCATTTGCGATCTCACGAAGCATCTTTTGGTGCTGATCATTTGCTAAATTGTCTAAAAAATCGTGATTTGTGCTCATTTTTCCTCTTTTTCGGGTAAATTTTCTCTTTCTTTTGCTGTTTTCCAGAAATATTCGTCCTCACGACCCATTCCGAGTCGATCAAAACCATTTTCAACTTGATAATAACGAGTCGAAACCTTAAAATCAGGCATTTTAGGTTCAACAGGTGTCAAACTATTGTCATAGATACGCATTCTATTGTTTGGATAGAGTGCATACTGTCCATTTTCCAGTTCAATCAAGTTATGAGACTTGTGTTCAGCAGGATTTTCACTTGTAGCATAATCAACCACTTCTGGATCCTGGTGGTAATTATCTAGTGTACAGACATAGGTGCCTTTCTGGATGCCAAAGTCTCTTGTATACAGTTCATAGTCCATAGAACCAATAAACTGCTTTGTGACGGATACTACACCATAGTCCATACAGTTCCAAAACTGTAAGTTAGGTAGATCCATATCAGGTGTGGGTAGTTCAGGTTCCGAGACAAACGCACTGATCGGTAATTTGTCATACATTGCAGCATACTCTGGTAAGTATGTCTCAAAATAAAAAGTGCGTCCAGGAATCGACTTTGCCGATACCCAGACGCCTTTGACAAATTCACCATGACCACTTTGATGATCTGTAAGATATTCCTTACGTACCCAAACTTCAACCGAGGGGAGGTTGCAAATAAGTGCTGCCATGATAAGTTAACATTGCTTTACTTATTTACCCTGTCCACGATAACGTTTCTTTTTACCGTTACGAGAAGTCGCGGAGATCAGTGTGTGTTTCGAGTTTCCTTGACGAGTTTTTTTCGGAGCACTCTTGACATAAGTGCCACCTTTCATAATTGCCATAATAATCCTCCTAGATCAAATTACACGAGTTTTTTCATGTCCGACACGAATCCGAGGATCGCACCAGATGTCAAAACCTTCTTCCTTGGCATCAAGACAGAATGAGACATCCTCACCACACATGTCCTGAACATTAC